TAATCTATCGGCGGCAACTTTGCACCACTTTTTATTTAGTTCAATTCCAATCGCCTTGCGACCCATCTCTTTTGCGGCAAATAATGTGCTTCCACTTCCCATAAATGGGTCAAGTATCGTATCACCTGGCTCACTAAATTTTTTAACTAATTCCTTCATTAATTTTTGTGGCTTTTGGCTCTTGTGTCCTGTGTAAACATCATTGGCATAATTCGCTGCAACAGTTGAATTAATAAAATAGTGATGATAAATTTGATAATTCTTTTGTCCATTACGTTCAAATATTCGCTCATATTGCGTTGTGTTGTTCCCAGTTCTTTTGTCCCAAATATGTATCGCTGTATAATTCAACGGAAAATCATTTCTTGCACTCCAAAAAATCAACTGTTTGCAGCGAAAATCCGTTAAAAAATTTAGTATTCCATCGAAGTATTTATATTCATCAACATAATAATCTGGATATGGCGGGTCTGTAATAATCACATCGGGCGCAAGGCTTCCAACTATATCCATACAATCAGCATTATAAATAGTCACATAATCGTCCTGGTAGAAGGGCGGCGGTATAACAATCGCGTCAACCTGACGCCGTGCTTCATCTTCTTCCATTTCTTGCCACATTTCTTGATTTAGTTCTTCAAATTCATCCATTTGTATTCCTTCCAACGCAGGTTACGCCAGCGTTATACGGCTTTTTCAATTTCAATATCACCATTTTGATTTATGAAATAACTTCCCGATGGTTTGTATTCTTTTCCGTCAATTTGGAAGTTCAATGTAATTAACACCCTTGTTGGGTATTTACTTGCAAAGATTGCCAAGTCGTCATGTCCTTCAACTTTTTGTTCTAATTCTTGCTGTATATCAAATGTGTTAATTGGTTGCATAATTCTCCTTTCGCCGTATAACAACGGCATTAAAATTGACCTAAAAGCCTGGCAATTTATGCCAAGCGTTATATTTTTTCCAGTTCTAACCATTTATTTTGTTTTGGATCATAATACATCAGTCTGTCTAAATCTATAACCTGGTATTCATCTTCTTTTTGAGTCTTAACCAGATCATCTTTTGTAATTGTTTCTTTTATCCAGGTTAATTCCATCGGCTTGTCGTTGCTTGAAAGATTCCAATAATTTCTGTTAAAATATCCCACTATGTACATATTATCCTCCAAAAATTGCTAACATAACACTGCAACGGAATCCAAACTCCGTTTGGCTCCCCTGCTTTATGCACGCCCTCAGGGAATCGAACCCTGCACAGTAAGGTTTGGAGCCTCACTCGTCACCTTGAAACATAAGGACGCAGTGGTACGGGTAGGATTCGAACCTACAAGTCGATTAAGAACCTGGGCTACAACCAGGCGAGCCACCAACTGCTCAACCGTACCAAAATAAAAAACCGCTTACTCAAAAAGTCGTCCTCGTCAAATTCCCCCACAACAGTAAAGGGAAGGACGACCATTTCAATAAACGGTCTCTGTTATGCAATAGGCTTTGACGGGCCTGTTATGTCAAACGTCTCACGACGTGCTGATAAAAGCATAAACAATTATTTTCCATAATGCAAATATATTTTTATTCGCATTTTATTTTTACGAATTAGTGAGGACGGTCACAGCTAGTTGGTCGAGGACCTGATATATTTGATCAACTTTAATTATAAAAAGAGTGTAAAATGACATTCGAAGAATTGAAACTACAAAAATCAAAACTTGCATTAGAATATGTAAAAGATAAATTTCCAAAACAGAAAGAATTGATTTTTAGCCTTATGGAAGAAATAACCAATTTAGAAAGAATAATAGAAAAACAAACCCGAGGCCGGAATAGTTAGTGAACATCAGTTTATAAAGGAGAATATAATGTACACAATAGCATCTTTAGAAACAGATGGCAAACAAGTTTATTTGATTATCAATGGAACTGATCAATGTGTCGCATCTCTTGATAATGCTGGCGAAGTTGCCGTGCTTAAAACTGTATTTACGAAACAAGTCGACAATCTTGAAAAATATCATCGTGATATAGAAACCGTTCAGCAAACCTACGAAAAGGATTAACCATGACACCAGTCGAACATTTCAAGAACGAGCTTGACGCAGACGAGCAATTAGCCTATTGGCTTGAATGGGTTGGTCCTGTTAAATTTTGTGAAGTTGTAATCGAATCCAGGTCGAGCATTGTAAATGAAACTCCAGAAGATTATTTCGAGCAATTGTCTCAGTACGGTGATGATTATATCTCAGATAATTATCAGATACCGTATGACCATGACCGGGATTATGATGCACACGTAGCTAAACAGCTCGAAAATTGTTGAGACTAACCTAATCAATAGGTGATTGATATGATACTACTAAAAATAACATTGCAGCTTATACTTGCATTTATCTGCTTTACTCTGCTGAAGATGTATGGATCGTTTATATTTTTAATTGCCGGCGCATTTTTTATTGCGGTGCCGAGTTATCGTTTATTTAATCTGTGATACAAATCAAAGCTTGTAGATTTACAATTGCGTATTTTTAGTTAATTATAATATACAGGAGTAAGTATGCCGGAAGACATAGAAAAAAATGCAAGAGAAGCATGGTACGATCAACAAATCAGAGACTATGAATCTATGATTAAAAAAATAGAACATAGTATTAAGGATATGAAAAATCACCTTGCGCAATTAAAGCAAGTTAAATTGCTAAAGGATAATAAATAGTGTATCCTTACGAACCAGATTATGTAAGTATGGATGACAAAGAATATTTTAAGGAGAGAGATATGAGTTTAAGCAACCCAACAAAATCTAATAATCCAGCGCAAAAATTTATTAAATTTAATGATGGCAAATGGATTTATTATGATAAGCAAGAAGAAAAAAACATTGAATTAAAATTACCAGCTTATTTTATAATACTGGACGAACTTACTACAATTACGGGTTGGTCTGATAGTTTGCAAAGTTATCTTTACTCAAATGAAATACACAACTTTAAAGAACAACTTACAGTTAAATCATTTAAGGGTGGATTAAGCATTGTTGGTATTTACCAAGATATAAAACCTGCCTTGAAAGATGCTGGTGGACAATATTGCAAAAGTGTTTATGCTATGATGTTTGACAAAGACATGAATACCGAAATGGTAAATATTAAATTCACTGGTTCGTCATTAGGCCCATTCATTGAAGCAAATATTAAAATTGACAATCAATCATTTGCTCTTATGTCTGAGATGATCCCGGCTAAAAAAGGAAAGGTAGATTATTTTATCCCTACCTTAAAAGTATACAAAATTAATGAAGAGTTAAAGCAGGAAGCTATTCAAATGGATATTGAATTACAAAAATATTTCAAAGTATACAAGGCCGAAAAAGAAATAATTACAGTTGATAAAACAGAAACCCAGGATGAACCGCCACTTGATGTTTATAATGCTGAAGCTGAAGCTGAAATGATTGATAATCCGGAAAACTATCCACCGGCAGCACAAAGGAATGATCAACCGAATGTGCCACAAGAGGAAGATAGCGAATTACCGTTTTAATAAATCATGACTACCGTAAATATTTATTAACGGAGTGAATTAATATGGCGGGATTGAAGAAGGCATTGAAGTGGTTAGTTGTTGAGCCTGAGAATCCACAGCTCTGAAATGAGCCTTATAAATACAGAAAACAACATTGTCCCGCCTTTTTAGGAGCAACATGGAATTCGATCAGGAAAACTACGAAAAATATTGTCTGAATTGTCATTACAGAGACGGATTCAATTGCAAAGAAACTGGACAAATTTGCAATTACAAAGATGAAAATTGTGATTATCAACCTAAGCCTGATTTGCACAAACCAGATGACAGCGAACAGGGAGAATTATTTTAATGGATATTATATCAATAAACAAACAGATAACGGATAATATAATTCTACTCAGAAAGACCAGAGACAGCCTTAAATTGAGAGCAGAAGATAAAGCTAAGGCCATCGGAGAATACGAAAAAAAAATAGCTATAACTATGCTTGAATTACGTAATGGTAAGGTGGTTATGTTAGATGGTAAAGAGGTCGCTTATTCTTCTGCTACCGGACTTGAAAAAATAGCTAAAGGTGTTTGCTACAAAGAAAGTATTGCTCGTGATCTTGCAGAATCAAATTATAAAAATGCAGTGTCAGCGCTTAATGGTATTCAGGCAATCATAAATGCGTTGCAAAGTATGCTTAGATATGCAGATGAAAGCTAAGCCCTGAGAGCCGTTCTAAGCAACGATAATGTTTAACCATAAAAGACTACGGAAAAACATTTATATCTTAGCTGTAAAGATATATGTAATAACTATCACTAAAATAGGAGGACCTTATACGTGAAGTCAATCCCCGGTTATAATTAATTAAACATACAATAAATTCCGGATTGAAAAACACAGTGGAATTATTCTATAAAGGCCGGGGATTTTTAAATTAAATTGGAGTAATAATGGCAAATGACGACCGTGGCGATAAAATGTATTGGTGTCCTAAATGTTTTATGAAATGGCAATATGCAAACAAGTCAACAGCCGGAAAGCAGGAACGATATGTATTTATGGGAACTTTCGCAAGTCCTGGTACATCGACAAGAAAGACTTGTTTCGTTTGCGAAGCGGAACCGGTAGATAATTTGGCTGAACATATTTGCAATGAAATGGGGATACATGGGTAGACCAAAATTAAAACTCGAAGAAATGTCTCTCAAGAGACTTAAAAAAGAAGCGGATACAGTGTTCTCTAAATTTATCCGTTTAAGGGATTCAGGACTAACTATTAATGGTGAGTATAGAATAGGAGTTTGCATTACTTGTGGTCGTCGTAAGCCGTGGCAACAAATGGATAACGGTCACTATATCAAGCGTCAGTATTTACCAACCAGATTCGACGAAAAGAACTGTAACTTACAATGCAAACATTGCAATGCATTCGAGCAAGGCGCTAACGAAAAATACAAAGTTGCAATAGATAAAAAGTGGGGTCCTGGTACCGCTGAGATGTTAGAAATTAAAAAGCATAACAAAAGCAAGCTCGATAAATTTGAGTATATTGTTTTGATTAAACATTATAGGCAAAAGGTCAAACAATTTGAAAACAATTAAATACCTAATAGTTCTACTATTAACCGCTTGCACTTCTCAGGAGAAAGTATACTACGATCCATATCCGTTTTGGGAAGTAATCGAGAAAGAAGAAAGGCCCGATTCTCTCAAGGGCCGCTGGGTTCATCCTGATTCATTGAAAAAATTAACCAACAAAAGGAGATTCAGAAAGCCCGGTTTAATCGCCGGGCTTATCTTAGTGGAGAAGGTGCATCGTGTTGAAACCATGGATCAATATAATAAAATAATTCTACGTTTTCAATTTCTTTTGTATTTCTTCGAATCTATCTTCAGTAATCCAACGATAATCAATTACCCATTCTCTAAATATATTGTTCAATTCGTCGGCCTTTTCTTTGTCCATCATTCGGAATTCAAAGATATCACTCGGTTTGCTTGACAAAACACGAACATATTTTGTCTTCATTTTTTTTGCAACAATGTTTTAACATCGTCTGCAATTTCATTTAATTTATCTTTTAAAATTTTCATATTGTTCAAAGCTGCTGTATGTCTTTCTTCTAATCTGATACCAGCTTCTTTGCTATATGATTTATCTGAAATCATTTTTTCAACTTTTTCATATGTAGGTCTCGTGGTCCTAAGTTTCCAATATAGGCCGACAACCGAACCTATTAGCATTATAAACCAAACCCCATCTTTTACCCATTGCATATCAAGTTCCATTACAATTCCTTATAATTCGTCAGACATTACAACCCTCCCGCACCAACATAAAATATAGTTGCCAACGCCAACCCGGTTCCAATTAAAAAGCATTTCATGTAAGTCGGATACGGTATTTGATTTTGATTAATTATTCGGTTTATGTATGCTTCATTCATTCTGTGTACAAATATTGCACTATCTATAGGAGCGCGAGAGAAGCCTTCTAATAGCAAGTTAAATTCTTCAGGGTTATAATGGAAAGTAGATATTAAAGTTTTTGGTTCCTTAAGATAGACGGTATCACGTATAACTACTTTGACAGTATCGTAAATGTCTCGAATCTTCCAGCCCATTTTTATTTTTTCGATCGTTTTATAAACCGTGTCTATTTTGGCTGGATATTCGACTACTTTTTCTTTCCAGACTATTTCTTTCTCTGTGACAGTAATAGGGTCGGGCCTAAAGGCATAACGTCCAATAAGCCCGCCTATTAATACTCCGACAATTAAAAGAAACGACCAGATCATTAAGTCCTTTTTCATTTCTTTGGTTGTCCCTTAAACGCTTCTTTACCGCCATCAATGGCCTCAAAGATCTCATCAGCAAAAGAAATCTTTTCGTCGTCCGTACGCTTACCATCTTTCTCAATTTCCTGGTATTTAATGTAGACATCGCCAACTTCTTTTGCAAAGTTAACATACGGAAGAACTTTAACCAATTTGAATGCTGTTAAAATAGCGATAAGACCGGAAAAAATTACCGGCCAGTTTTCAAATAAAAAATCCATATCAATCTCCTAAATTAATTGTTTTGACTTCGAACGGTTTATCCGGTGGTATGATCTGAAAAAAATCAGATGTTGTATCACTCGGTTCACTCGCTCTTGCCGTTGATATTTGCCACGCTCTCACGTAGAAATAATGTGTTGAATCTGTATATAAACTTTGATCATCTATTAAATAAAGTGAAGTGTCTGAAATTACTGCATATTCTCTGAATTCTAAACTGTCACCGATAAATATATCGAATTCCAAATCCGAAGAATCAATATCTGCGCCAACTACATTTTTATAAGAATGAGAAAATTTTAAATAGGCTGGAATAGGACTGCTTGAACACGCAAAAAGTAGTGCTAATGTCAATACAACTAATGTTTTCATTTCTTTACCCAATCCATTATTAAAAATAATAACGTGTGTAACGTAAGGGTTAACACGCCAACAATCAAGCTTAAATATGCAATTGCCCAATAACTTGCTAAATATGGGTACAATGCAGCGGCAAATCCACACCATGCAAACACACTTGCAAGCCACCGATATAAATGATAGCCGCACCAAAGCATACTAAAATAAGGATATTTATTTTTATACTCAGGTCGTGAGTTTAATTTCCACCATGGACGGTCTAACTTACTATCCAGCCATTCATAAATTGATCCATCGTAGTGAAATTTGATATAATCAAACGAAAAATAAGCCCAAACAAACAAAGGCCAGAAATATAAAAAATAAGGATGTATCATTTAATAACCTTTATATCCACCGTAGCCACCGTAATCTTTATCTGCCGATGTAACTGTCCGGTTATCAGTTATATTTGTACCTGTTAAAGTAGTAATTGTAAAATTATTTCCTTCTAATGTAACTGCATTAGCACCACAATTAATTGCCGCTACTGTTAAGTCTGTTCCATTTATAGTTACATCGTCTGTCACATCGAGCGTACCAGTATTGTCTGTCACGAAAGTAATAGCTCCACCGGAATAATACCCTCTCGTATCGCATTCATCACAAGTTTGAATTGGTGTTGCAATTTCTCCAGCGGCAGCATCATTTCCAGCAGATGATATATATATAGTTCCTAATTGTCGCCTAAATCTAATATCGTCAAAATAGAATTGAGCTGCTCCGGTTCCAGATGATCTAAACCTTTGCCTGATATTACCTGTTCCCGAAGCTGCAACGGTAGTTGTAAAGAATTGCCAAGAGCCTGTAGTTGAAATTGTATTAGTATAGTTCCAATTAGAAGACCCTGATACAGAAATATAACATTGTCCAGAGACAATATAAACATTACCAGTATATCTATAGAAAACACCGGATGTAACTCCGCCAATTATATTGTCAGAGATAGCACCTTCCATGGCACCATCGACAAGTATATGTCTTGAATATGTTCCTTCATAGACTTTCCCCGGCGGTTCTGCGTTTCTCTCGTTAGTCTCACCACCTTCGAATCCATCATTAGACCAATTTGCATCTAACTCACAATCACCATTCGGCACCATTTGATTGCTATACTGAGCAAATACAAAAAACGGTAAAACCAAAAGCAATAATATTTTTTCCATATTTTCCCCTATGGTGTATTGTAATCATATCGAAGCAAGATCACCCTTCCATCACCCAAGTTGTTTTTAAGTGCTGTGTTCACACCCTGATCATAAATTGCGAACTTACCACCCGTGCTTGATGTGGAAAAAAGATCGCCCGAATTAGTTGTATCAACAAGAAAAGTAGAACCATCAACCTTGTATGTAAAGGTTGCTCTTATATAGTCTGGATATATAATTACTACGCCATCACCCCAACTGCCTGCCGGTAGTTGAACAACGCCAGCAGAATCCAATGAGTGTTTTCCTTTATAATGAGAAGCGTCATTAATCTCAAGATCGGCATAGTAAAACCTGCCGGAAATATCAGTGTTTTGACCATCGTCTAAATAATAGTTTTCATATAATTGCCAGTTGTTCGCTGTTTTATTGGCCGAAGCTGAGTTAGCAAAATAAAAAGCACTATCCACGGTGGTTGATTTTATATTACCTACATCGGCAACTGATATGTCAAGATTGTTGTTATCTCCAAAAATTCTATACGCCCCTAAACAAGAATCTCCATCAAGTACAGTCGGCTGCATACTACAATTATCAAGATGGTTATAGTCAGCATCATCACCTAAGTAAATCCATTTTTCATATACTTTCATACTATTATCAGAAAATATATTTGCATTGGCCCCTGCCCCAGTAGTGTTTTCTCCCATATAAATAGGATAGTCAAAACCAAATATAGCATTTTTTAAGAATTTATTATAAAAAGCATACCCACCAGCTACAGTCATCTCAATTTCAATTCCTCTTCCTCCATTACCGTCAAAAGATATTTGTGTAGGTGTAAAACCTGGAGTATAATAAGGCCCCCATATAATACCATTCTCTATAATACAATCATTATGTCTACCGGTAGTCTGTTCAAACGAGATCAATGGTTTCGTATAATCATCAGTTATAACATTAAAAGCATATGTAGATATAGTATTCCTGTCATCTACCACTATCCCTCTTATATTAGATTTAACTATAAACCAACATCCCCTATGATTACTCATTTTTACATCTGGCGGGAAATGCAATGAATCTGTTAATAGATAATATCCTTCATCTCCATAAACTTCACAATTTAATGTAGATGCCAAGTCTAAAGCGGCCTGTATCTCGGTAGATGCGCTTGCACTACTATCTCTAATTGCCCCCATATCAAGAAACGATATTGTTCTTTGCCTTATGACACTTTCTCTAACCCACCTTTTACCTGCGGTTGGATGAGATACAATTATTTTCCCATCAACAGTAGAATCGCCCAATACCGTTTCACAAAAAGAAGCAGAACGAGTTACAAAATAACCACCGCCATTACTATTGGCAGATGAGAGTTGTTTTAAATAACATATACGGCCTTCTGATAATGATTTTAATTTCAAAGCTATGGTATCATCAGCAGTAGATACATTTAGGGAATCACTTACAACAGATTTAGCCCTTACGTCAACCGTATCTTTAGCCGAGTCTGTAAGGTCGATTCCCCTGACACGTTGGCCGAGAAGAATATAGGGAATTAATAATAATAGTAATATTCTCATATCCACTGGCCCTTTGCATGCGTTACGGCCCCGGCCCCGGCCTTTGTAATCTCAAACTGAACACCGTTGTTTTTTACCCACCAACTTTGATTATATGAACTAATTTTAAACTCGGTCGGTACTGCTGTTGCCGTTTGAATTGTTGTATAAGCAGTCCAGCTTGTGCCAATTTTTAGACGGATTTTAATTAAAATCGTCGGTGTGCTTGTATCATCGTCCGGGCAATTCAATAAAAGAGTTCTTTCGGTTGTACTATCAGAATCTTCTATTATTTGCCGGGAATAAATAACAGCATCACCCGTAGCCTGTACAAGCGTATTTGTTATTGATCCTGAAGTCTCATTTGTAAAAAATATTCCCCTATTCGTTTCGTCCATTTAAACCTCACTCTCGACTGTCAAAGATACTTTATACGCACTTGCCGCTAATTTATTATATTTAAACGAACCTTCTTTTAAACGAACAAAATATAGTTGTGGAGTTGCAGCTTCTCCCAAATCAATATAAAACGGGTATCTGTGCCCCTCAGTATCATTAAAAACCCTTATAAATTCATCTATATCACTTTCAGATACATATGACCACTCTAATTGCCATGCCATACGTTTACCGTATCTTTTGTGTGTATTATTTTGTCCGCCGGCAGTTCTTTTACTTTTTACACCAGACCATCCCGGAATAAATTTTGGTTGTTCCGGGGCAGTGGATGGAGCAAATGACTTTCCCCAAAATATTTCACCCAAAACCACATCAACCTGCCAGGTGTCACCATCGGGATAGTATAAAACTATATTAAACTCATCATCAGTGACAGCGGTAAAAAGCGTTAAACTCATATCATTACTATTTTGATAATCACCCCTGACACTACTACTTTCAGCAGCCAGGGCACTTCCAAGTTCACCACCGTAATGAGCTGAATATGACACCGTAGACGGGCCACTCCCATATTGAAAAGACGAGCCACCATTGGTATCTCCCAAATTATGATTATCTATAATACAAAAATTACAGTCTGTTATACTTGTTGTTAAATCAAAATCAATTTGAAAATCCTGACTCTCTCCGTTTGTATCTATAGTTATTTGTGATGTTCTTTTTGCATCAACTAAGTCATAGGCCGCTCCGGTTGTTTCTCCGTCTGAGCTTGCATAGTTTTGGGTTACTATTGAAGGTTCTGCTGTTACATCGTAACCAGCTCCCCACAAACCACTAGGATAAAATACTACTGTTCCTATTGCCATTATGGTGCCTCATATACTAATCTACCATGAACCCTTATGTCGCCGGGCAATCTGTTAATTTTTTCTGTTATAAAATATAAATCGCTCCATGTTTTTCCATAAGGATCGACATCCGTATCATTTATTTTAAATATATCGCCTTCTTCAATAGCGATATGTTTCATATTTTTTAATTTAAACTTGACCAATATCTTTGGGTTTGCTACGATATTATCATAATACAAAGCCACACAATCATTAGGGCCTGAACCGGTGTTTACCTTATCAGCTGCAATGAAATCAAGATTTTTTTCAAGAAAATTCTCATTAGTTCCTACAAGCCAATCTGTCCTGGCTGTTGAATTTGTGTAAGTGGTGTTTTGAATATAAGTATTTTTTGCCGGGTGTTTTTCATAATTGTATTCTGTTTTGGTAACTAATTGGTTAACATCTGTTATATCAATCTCTAAGTCTTCATAATCATTTTTATCAAAATTAAAATCAGCATCATCAAAATAAACTTGTGTATTATCTGTGTGTGTTGTTGCTGTTGTGTTTCGCCATCCTCTAATAACTAACAAAGCATCAATATCAGTGTCTAAGTCTTCTATCTTCATACTTTCGTTATCTATTTTAATAACACCACCAATTTCAAACTCGGAAGCATCGTCGACAGTTACCTCAACTTCTGAATCATCCAAAACTTCATTTGTTAAACTTGTGGCTGCTGAAGTTGAATAACTATTTCTAACCCATATTAAATTAGCTCCTGAATTATCATGCTTAATCTTAAGTATAAAACATCCTTCATATTGAATTTGTTTTAATATTTTTCCTAAATCAACAGGTTTTAATGACCACCACCGACAACCCCATCCACTGCGAATTTCATCCATGCCGGTCCAGTTTGACCAATTGACATCTGCAAAGTCAAAGTCTGTAAATCTTGCCAATAAATCCCTTAAAATTTCATGTGGCAATTTTGCCGTACCAGATCCCCCAGTATAGCTTTGAGCTAACCCATCACCACCACAATACATTAGCTTTAAGTCTTTTATAAAAGTCTCTGAATTGTCCGGCTCATTTTCCCAATCAAGATCAATCGTGGCGGTAAGGTAACAATCTTTAATGCTTAGTGTGGCTGCTATATGGTCACCTGCGTCAGCTTCCCAATTGGCTACTATTTGCCATTCTGTAGGTAATTTGTAATTATTCGTTTCATAGAATGTAATAATAGAATAACTATCCGTACTATCTATTGTACCCACGCTATTACTTGAATCTATTTCAGTGTCTGTACTGTATATATCATTTGTTAGCGCAACGTAAGTTGCCCCAGTCTCTGTTACAGATGTAACCACTATTTTATAATCTACATAAGTAGTAAGTGTATTAATCTTCCCAATCGGCTCTTCTATCTCATCCAGTTTTAGATTTTTAGTTATACTCTGTTCACCAACCTGGGCCGTATCTGTTTCTTCGGCAAGAGTTGTTGTGTCTCCGGCCCCGGTGCTTGTTTCATCATAAGCTCTATCTGAATTTGTAAAATCATCTGAATTATCAGCAGTCGGCCTTAGTCTAAGTATTCGCTCAAAATCTATTGGTACTGTACTCGTATTCACGCCATCATTTGATGCTGTGGCAGTGCTTGCACTTGATATGGGAATAAATTTATCTATATTTGAATCATAAAAATGTGGATCAGCATCACTAGCCGTATTTTTACATGCCATAAAATGCAATACATTATTTCTACGCTTTAAATATGGCATAGGATAATAAGCTTTCCCGGAATAATGATTAGCAATTGTATCTGTCTCAAAATCACCATATGCAACAGGCTCAAGTATATGGTCGGTAGTGGTTTTCGTTTGTGGTATTGTAATATTTTTCCATGGAACATAACCTTCTATATGAAGTGTAATTGTATCCAATGTCGACGGAGCCTTAACTAATCGTCCTGTATATAATTGCAAACTTGTTCCATTGATATAGGTAAATATTTCAACCTTACGATTAATATATTTATTTGTATCACCATAAATTACATCTGATAATAAGCCGGTTTTAAATGTATTCGAACAAATAATAGTTGTATCTGAAATAGATGAATTGGAATTAACAATATCTATTTGCTGTACAATGTCGCCCCACTCCTGAACAATCCCGTAATATTGCTGAGTTGATATTCTTAAATCTCTTTCGCAAATACCAGTAAAACTTGATTCATCGCCATAGTACAATTTAGCGTACCAAGTTTCTTCCAGTGCGCTCGATTTAACAGCTTTGGCAATTGCATCTACTACGGTTAAACTCATCTACCAAGCTCCACCACTTTTTTAATTTGCGGTATGATAAAATCTTCTACATATCTTTTATCTGTAACATTTCCGGTAAAGGTTATATTGTAAGTATTACCGCCGATGTTTTCGTTATTAATAATTTCACCAGGTGCTTTAGGTAAGATGTCACCGGCCATTTTAGGAATAAACATCTCTGGCCCTTTCTCACCCACCAGATAGGGAACGTTCGCCTGTACGGGACCACCCTCAGCCCTTGCACCACCAAATCCCATAAACCCGGTTAAGCCACCCGTAATCTTACTAAACAAGCCGCCGGTAAATAAATTAATTACACCGAAAATGGCTGATTGAGTAGCCAGACTTAACAACATCCTTTTAAATGCATCTGTAAAAGCCCGCGCAGCACTCTCCCCACGTGTAAATGCCGCCACCATCGAATTACCTATTAAACCGCTAACCATACCAGCAAGGTTACGATATTTAGCTTCTATAGAACTAACCGTATTATCTATTTGCGCATCGGCCTGAGAAGTATCTGCGGTTATTTTTATTTCTGGTATTTCTTCTTGTTCAAAAACTATCTTAGGCAAAATCGAACCTATCATATCAAGCTCTGGTTTGATCGCTATCGTTGGATCAATGTCCATTGCTTTTATTTGGTCTTCATAATAGCGACTTATGAAATCAGCTTCTTGTTTTGCCGCTGCCATATTTACGTTTCGCTTAATAAGCCAGCTATCATAAGTTTTATCAATCTCTGTTTTTAAGTCTATTATTTTGCCAGAAAAAATGTCTATTGTTTGTGTATCCCAATCAATATTAGAGTAGTCCGGCAATTCTACAATATCGGCCATTGCATCTTCCAGGCGGTAAATAACATCAGTGATGGCCCAAAACATATCTCTTGCGCTCTCAGTGGCTTTAATATTCTCCTTTTCTTCTTTTGTTAATAAAGAAAACTGGTCGACCATTCTTTTGACGTTTTCGGTCATGCCGGACTGCATAACTTCTTTTGATAGCGTTCTCAAGGATTTAATGAAAACATCTAACTCACCAATATTTTCCATTTGCTTTGCAGCCTGAACTACATTAGCAAGTGCGGTGATAGTATCTTTTTCAAAGTCTTTAAATAGAAGTGTAAAACTATTAGTCATGTCAATTGCAGATTGAAGGGCTTTTTTATAAGTAGGTGCAAACTTTTTACCCACTTCATTCGATAGCCTGGAAAACGCATCACCTAAATTCGACTCTAGCCCGCTGATATTTTTGGCTAATTTTTCAGTAGCACCTGCAACACCTGCCGACGGATCGGTGAATGTCTTAAACATCGCCTGCCGGAATTCTTCGAGCGTCACGTTTTTAAAATCATTAATCCCGGTTTTCATCTTTATAAGATTAAGAATACCACGCTCTCTGAATATATCCGCTGCACCGGCACCACCCGCAAACGCCCTGCCGAATGCACTCGCAGCATCCACAAGAGATGTATTCATAAAAGCGGCTAAGTCTGTGGCCATATCAAGAGTTTTTTCAGCATCTAAACCAAAGGCTTTCAAAGATGCACCAGCCTCGACAACTTCTTTTAATTCAAAGGGTGTTTTGGCTGCTTTTTCGTTAAATGTATCAAAAGCCTGTCCGCCTCTTAAAACAGAATTATACATATTATCAAGGCGGGTTCTCAAATCTTCGAATACTGAAGCAGTTTCAAGAGTATGGGAAACAATATTTTTTAGCGTAACTGCGGCAGCGGTTACGGCAACACTCATCGCAGAATATTTAGCTATTGTGCCGCTTATTGTTGAGCCGAGCTTTTTCTGCTCTTGTTCGGCCCGTTTTGCGCCTTTTTGATCAACAACTATACTAAGTCTTTTCTTTGCCATCCTTGCACCTTGTGGCTAAATCATAATTATAATCCATTATCTGTAATGCATCCAACCAAACCGCTGGCAAGTCATCGTAATGAGTCGAATAAGAAGTGATTTTATATTCTTTGAAAAACTTGTAACGCCTGAGCAATTCCAGTATTTCAGACGTAAATACAAACTCGAAATCTTTAACTTCCAAACAGTAATCGAAAAACATTTCTTGTTCACAGACAAAATCCTTTTTTAGAAATTCTTCAGCATTACCATTCCCCAGTTCAATTTTCTTACCGTACACCGTCGCCCATACAGCAAGGATTAGCTTTTTTTTTCTATTTCCGACTTGTGACTTATATCAAAAATAGCATTATACAATTCTGCAATTTCCTGGTTACTCAAATCTTCAGGTACTTCTTCAGCAGAATATCTAATAGCTTTCATCGCCGTACGATATGGAAACGGTTTAACCTCAGAGTCAGACTTTCCAGCCTGATAAAAAAACAACTGAACGGCCTCATCTATCTCTAACCGCTGATCCATTGTTAATGGTTTAATTTCTATCTCACGCTTTGTCGATAATTTCATAAACTCCTACCATGATTGGTCATATGCGTCGGCTACTGTTATAGTCGGGTAATCTGTACTTACAAGAACAGTCTTAAAAGGCAGTTCCACGGCAAAACCCTGTTGCTGTTTCGCATCCATTCCATGATCCGTAAAAACAACGTTATCGAGATCAATTTGACAATGTCCTGTGGTATCATCAGTACCAACGGAAAGTATAATTTCCCGCGGAGTTCCGGCCACAAGATCGTCTGCAATATCTCCCGTGTTAGCATCGTGTTTGGTCTTTAGGGTGCCGGTTATCTCAACCTCAGGTATTCCAAAAGAATAATTTTCGGCATCACCCGAAGAATCGTTCCCAACTCTCACTGCATTGTTTTTAATCGAAATATCAAATCCATAAACGACTATATCATTGCCGCCAAGTGTTTTAGTTGACATTGCATTAAAATCGAAATAAGCCTGTGAGCTAATCGATGTTCCTGCTATTGTCGCCGACGGATCAGCAGCAAAACCACTAATAAATGTAGCCGTGCCAGTTAATCGGCCATCACCACCAATTAAGTCTGCCTTTAGGTCTAATTGGGTACAAACACACGATTTAAAAGTAAACCCTTTCCCGGCTCCTTCTGGCATATAAATACCAACTGTACAAAAATAACCCGCATCACTACCAAAATCAGGTGCAGAGCTCCATTGCTCAAAAGTTTTTTGAAATGGTGTTGTTGCGCCTTCTGTTACATTTTGAAGAACAGCATATAAGAATTCCGGTAGATCCTGCCTTCTAAATGTAATATTAGAAATAGTTATTGTTCTTGTCCCGCCGGTTTGCGAAACATACACATCAGAATCACTCGCCATTCTCGCAGCTCTTAGAGAAGGTATAGACTGAGTTAATCCCCAATCTACCGAAACCTCATCAAACTCAGCCAAATGAAACCCTGCGTTTGTTATAGCGGTCCCAAAAGCAGCTTCTTGAGCAATAGAAACACGTGCATCATTACTTGACCATGTTGTTACATCAATTGCCATTATACTCTCCCTGTATTTCCTTTTTCTTTACTTCTACTTTTTTAAATATCTTTGAATATTCTTCATAAGTAGAAAGGGGAATGGTGGCTTCCTTGCCAGCCTGTAAGGCCCGGAAATCCTTTTTAGCCAATCCCAATACTTGATTGCGATACTGTACAAAACCCTCAACAGCAACCACTTTTATATTTTTTATGTCCATTCGCAAAACCTCTTAAAGTTAAATACAATATGAATCGCTTTCTCTCCCGTTAACTCGTCATTTTCGTCGACAATATCAACAACAGCCATTTCTTCAATCTCCAAATTATTCCATTTGTAAACGTTAGATGGTTGATATGTTCTGTTTTCTTTTAACAATTGCCGTGTACGTTCGTAGCGTTCCCATATTAATTTTTCAAATTGTTTCTTAGTATAATTCCCTCTATTGAAGAAATGGTCTAACTCATAGTTAAACTGCCTATGTTCACCACCAGAACCATTTCCAACGTTTACTTGATCAACATTGTAATACCTAATACATTCACCACGCCTTAAATCTGGCTCGTAATCTTCCGAGCTTTCATAATCTACAGGTATTTTATGCTCACCTATCAACAGGGCGTGAAGCGCATCATTTACAACCTGAGTATGATCTGTATAAGCCATTTACCGCCTCATTGAAAAAGATGATACTTGTCTATTTGTTGCCGTGTCGCTTTGTGGGATCAATTCTAAATCCCACCATTCACCGTCCACCCATGTTGTGGCCGGCCACCTGATTTGGATGCCTGAAGCTATTGAAAACCGGATCTGATTGTTGTCATCGTCTTTAGTTTTCTGCAAAGTCAAATCCCAATTAGAACCCTGATCATAAGAGACTTTATAGGTAGCCGTTCCCAATGTTCCGCCGGTATCAATTTGTATTCTCCAGGTCATCGGTTTATTGCCTGAATACGGCCCGAAAAATATAGGTTGGAAATCAACAGTATTTGACGAATTCGGGTAAACATTAAAATTCTGTTCACCGACTTCACGGACTGAAATCTGATCCTGTAAAACAATATCACCATCCATCAACAGATTGAGTATTCCTTTACTTTCTCCTATATCAGGTTCGGTGTTCCAAAACTGCTTGTACAACGTCTTAGCGTCTTTACAGTCTGCGTCCTTACGAGACACCACTAACCAGCAAGTAATTAACGCAGTGGCCCGGACAACGTCATATTCGTAGTCTGAAGTATCGTGGGTCTGTACAGACCTCGGCACAAGCGGAGTGATATATTTATTGTTTAAACGAGCGTCGACCATCTGTTGAGCCTTGTCTCGGCACACAGTTAAAAAAGCATCCCAATCTTCACCTATTTCTACCGTTACCGTTGAAGGGTTTGCACCATTATCGATATAAAGAATATCATCGTCGGCAACATAAGTGAAAGTTCCTTCGGCTGGTGGATATGTGGCATCTACGTCTAACATAGTATCATTCCAAAATACAGTGCTCACAAAACCCGTACCGCCCTTAGAATAAAGGTTAGAACCTACACTTGTCCAGTCTTCTACGATTTCTTTTAGAGCATAGTGCTCAAGCCTCGGGAACACTCTCTCGAGATCGGTTGTGATATTACAATAATCTGGCATCAATTACCACCGAGTTTTAGTGTATATATTGTTACAGTTCCGGTCGTATCTGGTTCGAGCAATACTGTGAAAGCTCCATAATATTTGCCCATTCCATAAGCCTTGACAAGGGTTGATATTGCAGTAGCCCCGCCCTTTACCCTGAATTCAATAGCATTCATCCAGCCCCAATTTGTATCATCTGTCATGTCATATTCTTGTGTGGTTTCTGCTGTTTTTTCTGCTGCTGAAATATATCCGCTTCCGGTGCTTATACTATTCCACGGGCCAACCGAACCGCCTATATACTTCCTATATTGCAAAGTATCTTGAACGGTAATATTTCCAATAGTATCGGCTGCAGTTCCCCATAACGATATTTCAAGCGTTCTGGATTGAGCAAAAATAAGAATCGGTAAAAGAATAATAAATATTAATTTCTTCATGGTACCCCCTATTTTTGTACTTCGTGTTCATGGTAAATAGCAGGATACGTAAAATTCCAATCTACCTTGATACTATCATCTGATCCAACCGCAGAAATATCAGCATGATTGTCTATACTAAGTTTAATAACCTCAGGCGGGAAATGTTTATATTTTGATGCATGTAAATAAACATTATTTATAGCAAAATAATCACCTGTTTCAGCAACCGTCTCAAGTGTAATAGCCGATCCCCATACAGCAGATGCCAACGACTTACTGGTAGTTGTGTATATCCCCGGATAAACTTTAATATAAAAATAAACAGAATCAGCAGTCGGGGCCGCTCCTTTCGTGTCAAAATTCGTGTAAAATGTACCTAAATACATTCTATCTGAACTAATATTAACCACCGAATCATCACTGAATAATGGACTAATATCTATGGGATACCAATCATTTAAATCTACATAAATAGCATTTGTCCCGCCATCTGTCACAGTGATATAATTCAAACCGCTTAGTGTTTCACCTGCCAAATTAGTTCCCCAGCTATGGTTCATTTGCTGTGAAAATAACAACATTGGCAGAATCATAAACAACAATAATTTCTTAACCATTCCATACCTCATGTAATTTTGTTTTATCAATACGCCTTGCAGATTCGCGAAATTCTTTTACATGAAACTCATAAATCTTTTTAGCTTCTGGATTTTGCCGACCGATTTTTAATCGTTGGCATTCCATCCGTGTGGCCCTTTCAGCACTCGTCACAATATTGTGCTTTAGCTTTTCTTGTTTACGACTTCTGCTTGGCATATATTTCCCCAATACTCTTTAAACTTTACTTCCCCAAGTTCTTGCTTTGCCAATTCCATATTTCCCTGAAAATGGCTATCGAACACATCCCGGTTAATAATTGCCTTTGTAATATGCCCGACTTGGATATTGGGATCAACTACTATTCGATAATCAGTTTTATTCTTCACCTGCTCCCAAAAATAAACATCCTCCGAAATATCAGCAATTCCATTTTCATATTTGAAGTTCGTTAGCGGTCCCATTCCGGCTAAAGACTTGGGAATTTTCTTGTATTTAAAATATGGCATATCAAGCTTTCTGATAACTTCCATATCTATTTTACAACATCCCATGCCGATCATATCCGCATAAAACAAATCTTCTCTCGGATATATAACCGTCGAACTGAATTGCTCAAACACATTATCGAGTGACTTAAAAACAACAGGGTGAAAGGGCGGTTTTTTTAAGTAATAAATACCTGCGTATATTGGATGCTCATAACCGTCAGCAAGTAAATTAAATAATACATCTGGTGTTCGTTTGTCGGTTGCGCAATTCATCAAATCCTGGTCTGCGTCAAACCATACTGTTATATCACAATCCCACTTTTTCGCCCAGGCTATACACTCGTTGCGGTTCTCTGCAATCTCAAC